AATCAATTATTTTGTTTTGCCTTATTAATGCTTCCTCACCAAACGCACCTATTTTGTCTTGATTGATTAAAACATCTTGTTGTGCTTTAGTTAAATCTACAGAGTTTTTGTTAAATTTTTGTTGGTTAAATAAATTAGTAGTACCTTTATTTATACCTGCTTCCCTAGCTAATTTTGCACCTGTTAATGAAGAAAGTACCTTTTCGGGAACAGATTTGTTTTGATATAAACTTTTAAAATAACCATCTAATAAACCCATACCTGTATTTACATTTAAAGAGCTGTCAAAGTTAGGGTCTTGTATAAGTTTTCTAAACGGCTGATTAGTCGTTCCTAATGTCTTATCTATCATTGTATTGTAATCAAAATCTAGCAATGAATCTGCCATGTTACGCTCTCCTTATGTTCAGTATTCTTTCTTTATTTGGATTATATGCTTGTTGGGCAATTTTACCTGCTGACTGTGTGACTTGTTGTGGGCTAGCACTACTACCACCACCTAATGCTGTCATGCCTAATGTAGCTAATGCTATTGGATTTTCTTGAGCAAAACCCATTACACTATCAAATGCTTTTTCATACAAAGGTTTATCATAACCGCCTTGTGCATTTGCTATTTCTTCTGGACTAGATTTAGTTATGTTATTAAAGTCTGGGCTAGTTGCAAGTGTTTCATAATTACCTGAAACATCTCTGGATGTGGTATCAATCCCAACACTAGAGCCTTCTCCACCCATGATAGTAGGATATTCATTAAGATTAGGTCTTTGAGGAGTGCCTAAATTAGCTAATCCTTGTTCTGGAGTAGTATTAATATAAGATTGTTTAAACGACATATCAGGGGCTATTCCACCATTTAATGGTTGATAAGCATTAGCGTTTACTAAACTTTGTTCTACTGGAGCTGTAAATCCACCTATGTTTGCTTTTACTCCTTCCATACCTATATCATAAGATGGAATTGCATTAGTAGAGCTACCTAATATGCCTGTAGTAGTTCCTGTAGTCGCACCTGTGCCTACAGCAGTGCCTGTACCACCCATAAGACCTGCACCTGCACCTAAAGAATTAGCCGAACTAGCACTTTCCATAGCAGTTACACCTTTACCTCCAGCATCAGCCGCAGCTGTGCCTCCTGAACCCATTCCACCATAGCCTAAACTACCACCCATCATAGCACCTGAAAGTCCATTACCACCCATTTTTCTATCAATAAGATAGCCTGCTGCTGCTCCTGCTATCGGCATCCACCAACCCATTATTTGCCACCTCCTGATGAAGTAGAGGTTTGATTAACTGGAGCTGGTGCTCCATATGCTGCTGACAAATAAGACTCTAGTTTACTGTAAGGTTTATTTTGTTCAAACTCAAACCTACTAATATCTGCATTTAAAGCATCTTTACTATATTGTTCTTGTGTTTGACCTATTTTAGCTAATTGATTTATGTCTGAATAATCTGCCATAGCCATTTGTGGAGCTAATTGAGCTGCGTTCATTTGTCTTTGTGCTTGTGATTCTGTTAAGCTTCCAAGACCTTGTGCGGCTGATAGTTGTTGGTTAAATTGTTGGTTAGTAATATCACCTAATCTAGCAACTGCTTGTTCTTGTCTACCTCTTTCTGCTCCGTAGTTAGAGTAAGCTAATTCTGCTGCTCTTTGTGTTAATGAGTTAGCTAGATTTTCTGATGCTGTACCTTCTAATTCACCCATCGCACCTGAACCATATCTTCCAGAAGCTGCTGTTCTGCTTCCTATATCTCTTATAGCTTTGTTAAATTCTGTGACAGCAGGTTTAGCTGCACTTGCCATCATACTAGAAAAGTATGGGTTACCTGCTGATAGGTAACTTCCCCCTGCTGTAGTCTCTGTTCCTGCTAAAGCTCCGCTAGGAATACCACCTGTTAATGTTTCATAGTTTGATAGTGCAGGGTTTACTGCTGATTGCATACCACTAATAGTTGATTGAGCTTCAGGAATTAATGGACTTCCTCTTCTTGCTCTTTCTTCAGCTGACCTCATTGCTTCTGTTGTTGTTGCTGATGCTGGAACATAAGTGTCTGATGGGTAATATGCTGGAGAGTCAGCTCCATACAAACCTTTTGCTTCATCTAAACCATAGGTTATGTATGGCAAGATAGCAGGGTCAATATTTTGTGTGGTTTCAGTTGTCTGACCACCACCACCACCACCCTTATATTCTCGCAATCCAGTAACAGGATTTATTGTCCCTGAACCACCATGTGCTCTTAAAAGGTTAGCTTCCCATGTATTGACATGAGCAAGTTCGGTATCTCCCTCTCTGCCTAGTTTGCCTAAATCTTTAGCTAACCAGTTATATAACCATATTTTTAACTTAATCATTCTAGTTTCAACTCCATTAATTGATATTTTTTTTCGTAACCATACAGCCTATTCCATAACCTAGCTATACTCTCGTATTTAGTAGACCCTTGTATTGCTGTACCACCATGATGTTTGACCCATTGTTTAAACTGCTCAAACCCTGCTTTAGTATTTTTACCACCTATATAAGTAATATAAGCAACCCTGTCGTTAGGATAGTTAATCCATTGAACAGTGACAGCTACATAGCACTTATCTTCTTTCATTACTAAAAGTAATTGTTGTTGACCTTGCGTTACTAGCAGTTTTAGTTGGTCTGCTGTAAATTCGTTGTTACCTTTGTCTAATGCTTTTTGTAATAAAGGTTCAGCAAGATACCAAAATCTTTGCACTTGATTCGTAGGCACTACATAGAGTTTCATAAAATTTATCCAACAATGATATAATCATATGTTACATCAGTATTAGATGTATTTCTATGCCCTATAATAAAACTACCTTTGGCTTTTGTTTTAATGTATGTATAATCTGACTCTGCTGCTGCATTTGCAGTTCTTGATGACAATACAATAATTGAATCAAATCCTGCTCTTTCATTACTAACAGTAGTTTCTGTTACTGATGTTGCTAAAGTAAAAGTGCCACTGTTATTCGTTTTGCCATTCATAGCATTATTAACCACTTCTGCAACTGCTCTAGGGTCACCACCTTGATATGGAAGTGTACGATACATTCTAGGCATTATCTATTACCTTGTGGTTTTAAGTCTACATCTACAGCCATTGCTGTTGTCCAACTTCCTGTAGGTTGTACATTAAACCGATGATACCTACCTGCACTCCTTAAACTACATCTACCCTCTATAGTCGCTGGTACAAATGCACTAAACTCAATGTTGTCATCTAATTCTCTACGACTAGCTACAGCTACTTGTGCTGTTCCGTTATCTATTTGTGGTCTTGCTAGTGTTGCGACAGAGTTGTAACCAACTTCTACATCTGTTGTAATTAATTGTGGAGTTATGGATGTTCCTGTAAAGGTTACAATTTTATCTTCTTTTGCTCCAGAAAATAAGAATTTACCGCCAATAAACAATCGTGAATCTAGTGATGCAGGCATAGTATCTATATCTGTATAACCTAAACTTGAACCTAAACTTTCTAATGTCTCACCTAATGTAGCAATAGTACCAACGACATCTGATGTTGTTTCAGCTCTTGACCATTTTTTTAACTGCCAGTTGTAAATAAGTATTCTTCTGTTTCCATCTACATCTGCATAGTTCCATACAACAAGGTTTTTAACTGGGTCTACAGCAGCACTCATTGTGTTTAATTTAGTTAAGTCCGCTCTACCAAAAAACCATCTATCTACTTTTTCTAATCCTATGTTTGTTACTGTTTGTCCATCTGTGGAATACCATCCATCATCTGCCAAGAAGAAACTAATGTTTCCATATTGAGCAACAGAATGACCTTCTAAACATCCTAATCCATTAGATATAGTATCAAACTGAAAGAATAATGGAGAGCCTACATAAGATGCTCTTACCACAGATTTTTCTAAAAATATGACACCAAACTCACCACCTGTTATTGCCTGTACATTACCGCCATCTGCAATAATTTGATAATCACTTTGGCTTGTACTGCCAGAAACCCAATCAGTTTCATCATTAATGTCTGACCATTGTACTTTGTCTGGATTTGTACCTATGCCTATGTTTCCTGCAAAAACAAAATCACGAACTATTGCAATGTCTTTAGCTATAGGAGCTGCGGATGCTACATCTGCCCATACTGTTGATGTCCCTATGGTCCATGCTTGTATTCTAGTATTGTCATTACAAGCTAACACGACATTACCAAACTGTTCAAATCTCCAAATACCATTACCAGCATATCCACCTACTTTAGATACATCTGTCATTGCAAGAGTACCAATATTTAATTTAAATATTTTACTTGTAGAGCCACCAAACACCTCTACTGTTGGTCCAAATTTTGCAACAAATACACTATTAAGATTTTCACTAGCAGCGTTAGAAAATTCTTCTGCACTAGGAAAAGCTCCATAACCAATTCCTACAGGAAATACATTTTTAGCATCATTTAAACTACCTGCATTTGCTGGTTGGTCTGGTAACCAATCTGTAAATTGTAATCTTTGTATTGTCATATTATAGTTTCATTATGTATGCAAGAGCATAGTAAGGAGGTAAGTTAGCATTTGTTGCTGAAGTACCTGCTGATGCAACTGATACAGTATGGTTGTGAGTACCACTACTACCGATAGATACTGTGTGTGCGTGTGCATTTGCAGCATTAGTGTTATAAGAAGAACCAAAAGTACCAGTACCTCCAAGAATCCCTGGATTAGTAGCCCCAAACCCAGTATTTACAGTTTGAATAGAATGTACATGAGCTGCTACAGTATTTGTTGTGCCTGAATGTGTATGAGCTCCAGTAGTTGATGTAGATGCTGTGTGGGTGTGAGCTGGTAATGTAGCAGTAGCAGAACCACCTGTATTGTTTGGACTATAAGTGCTTCCTGCACCAACAACAAATCTATTTCTTAAATCAGGAGTTCCAGAACCCCCATTACATAATGCCCAACCACTAGGAATAGTTCCTACACTACCTGACCATAATATAATCATTCCAGTAGTAAATGAAACAAGAGATGTCCATGTAGGGGTTGCTGACGAACCTCCTGATGTAAGTAGTTGCCCATTACTACCAGTTGCTCCATCCATTGTTAATGAACCAGTTACATTTAAAGCACCCGTAGTTGCAATTGCACCTCCTGTAATAGCTACAGCACTAGAGCTTTGTGTAGACATAGTGCCTAAAGATGTCCAAGTAGGAGTCACTGCTGAACCTGAAGAGGTTAAAACTTGCCCTGCTGTTCCAGTAGCTGCATCAACAGTAAATGAACCTGTTACATTAAAAACACCTGAAGATGTTATTGTGCCAGAGCTAGTCCAACCATCTCCACTAGACCCATCTTGCCAATTTTTAATTTGTGCCATTGTTTCACGAATAGCATTGTTAATTGTGCTGGGAGGACATCCTTCATTTATGTTAATAGTGTTAATGTCAGTATTGTTAGCTGCAACACTATCCCACTGCGATACTTTAGTTTTTGCCATGTTTTATCCTTGTCGTTTCCAATCGTTAGTTCCTGCTGTTGAGTCTGTCCATATGTCACTACCTGCCGATACTGCTGACCATGTATTTTCTTCTACGGGTACATCAGTCCATTCTTCACCCAGTATTGTTCCTAATGCTGTTAATGTTCCTACACCTGTTACAGAAGCATTTGCGTGTCTAACTACTGTTGAAAGTATTTCTAATGTAGCAACACCTTCTACACTTGCATGACCATCTACTACTAATCCACCTAAAGCAGTTAGCGTTGCAGTTCCGTTAATTTCACCTTGACCAAATTTTATTGATAAAGCTTCAGCAGTAAGTGTAGCTACCCCACTGATACTTGCATTAGCATAAATAATAGAACCTGATAGAGCGACTGTTAGTGTTGCACGACCACTAATATCACCACTACCAAATGCGACATAAATACCATCAGCTGTAACAGTAGCAGTTCCCGTAATAGAACCTGTTGCATTATTAACAAGACCACCTAATGCAGATACAGTGGCTACACCACTAACACTTGCATCACCAAGTCTTATTCTTAATCCATCTGCTGTTAGTGTTGCAGTTGCACTGATAGATGCAGCAGCAGTTCTTTCTCTTAATGCACTAGCTGTAACAGTTCCTACACCCTCTATCTGTGCAGCACCTGTTTTTACTATAGTGCCTAGTGTAGAGTATGGACTTTGTGAAAATGCAGAAAATCCGTACATTTACTCTGCTTCTTCTGGTGTGTTACCCTCTGCTAACCATTCTAGGTATTCTTGATAGTCTGCGTTTGCTTTGTCCTTTGGTATAGAAGCATTATCTGCTTTTCTTATTATTACATCTGCTTCTTGATTTGTTGTTAAATCATTTAATTTTTTATACATAATTATAGCTCCGCAGTTGCTTGAATATATTTACCAGCACCTACAATTGTTTCTATCCACCCTGAATCACCAGCTCTTCTTCCTGTTGTATTTAAAATAAATCTCGTGGAGTTTTCTGTAACAATGTCAGCACTAAAACCAGTTGGTGTAATAGAAGCAGAGTTCATAAAGAGCATTATATCAGCGACAGCTGAA